CACCTTGCCGCCTTCGCGGGTGATGATCTGCGCCAGGCGCGGGGCGTTGGCGCGCACCTTCTCGGCGATGCGCCGCAGGTAGCCGGCACGCTCAATGGCCGGCTTGGCCGCCCAGCCTTTCTGCGCCTTGCGTGCGGCGGCGATGGCGCGGTCGACCTGCTCATCACTGGCGTCGGGAATGCGCGCCAGCAGGTCGCCGGTAGCCGGGTTGCGCACTTCGATCAGCTTGTCGCTGCCGACGAAGGCGTTATCGATGTAGTTCTGGTAAGTGGTTTCGCTCATGGTCGCTCTCGCTATATGGAGTGGGCGGACGGGCGCATGCCAGGCCGGCATGCGCCCGCGGGGCACCTCTAAAAACTACCTGCGTTGCCATCGCTGCGTTAAAAACAGGCTCGGGCTGTAGCGCCGCGCGAAAAATCACCGCGCTGTGCGCGATAAACCTAGATCAAGCCACGTTACCAATACGGCAAAGGAATTGCCAAATCACGCTGGCTTGATCGCAATGGTCGCCGCAACCCACTCCTCACTCGCCGCCATGGTGAAAGTCGCCGGTTCGATGTTCGCCACCCTCAATGCCAGAACACACGAAGCAGCCGAGCACGTGGTCGTGCCGGTACCGCTTGGCGTGTAGGTCTGCCCTTCAGTCCATGGCCACCCTGTGGTCGCATCATCGTCATCCGCCCCATAGGCAGCGATCCAGTAGGTATCTGCCTCACCCCAGCTCGGCGCCAGGTTGGGCGGGTTCGGGGACACGCTCGTGCCGGTGGCCACAGCGATCGCGGGTGCGACTGCAGCATCGAACGTACCAGCCTGGAAGCGATGAACCTGGGCCGCAGCGTGCTCAGCAGCGCTGGTGACCAGGTCAACGGTGGTGCCACCCTCGGTGCCGGCCGCAACCTTCCAGTACCAACTAGAGCGCACCTGGGTGCCATTGAGTGTGGTGTTGAGCAGCGTCCAGCCTGCTGCCGTGGTCACTGTTGCGTTGCCATCGTTGACGAAGTGCATCAGCAGCAGGTCGCCAGTCTCTACCACAGCCGGCATTGCCACCAGGTGCGCGGTCGTGTCGGCACCAAAGGCGGTTGGTGTGACGCTCAAGCGGATAGGCGGTGCAGTGACCAGGCCTAGGCGCGCGACAGTAATGTCGTGCGCTTGAAGGCTGTACACCCCACCCCGCACCGAATCAACGACCACGCGCAGCGGGTTGAAGGGGCCACCGTCACTGATCTCGGTACCCAGGAGATAGGTGTACGAAGTGCCGGCCTGCTGAACTGTGCGGCGCAGCGTAGTGCCACTGTAGAAGCGGAACCGGTACTCAGTGCCAGCCTCCGGGCCGATATCGCCCTGCAGCGTGTCGATCAGCTGATCGGCCTGCAGGAGGCGGTCACGGTGAGAAACGCTGACGGTCACCTCGCCGGTTACCTCGGTCGGGTAGCTCGCACCGTTCAGGCGAAGATTGCCGGGCGGATATGGCAAGGCCTGGCGGCCAACCAGGGCCAGCGTGTCGGTACCGGCCAACTCGGGAGCCAATGTGCCCGAGCTGGTGACGGTGCGTAGCCGAACCTGGACGCTCACCCCGGAGGAGTACTCGGTGGGGTCTTCGCCCACATAGTCCTCAAAGAACCATACCCGCGCCCCGGCGCTGTGTGCAGCCGGCACGGTATCCACGCAACCACGGGCGATAGTCACGCTGAGCGTTTCCAGGTTGATCGCATCGACCCGCACGACCTCATTGTCGATCAATGCCGCGCTGCCCACTTCAACGAGGTCCAGGTTGTCAGGGGTACTGAGCTGGATGATGGTAGGGCCGGCCCCAGAGGAGATGCCGGCGACCAGCAGCCCGGTTGGGCAAAAGTCGCCTGGGCCCACGCGCACATACGCGGCCGAGCCCACGCGCGACTCGACCGCAAAACCCAGCGACAGGGATGTTGGCTTGATGGCCAGGGCAGCGATAAAGGCCGTGGTCTGGTCGACCAGGTTGAGGTTGGCCGCGTCGATGGTCTGCACCAGGTCACGCCAGGTGACCTCTGTCAGCCTGCGAATGGCAACCGGCGCCGGAGCTGTATCCGGCGGTACCCAGCCACCAGGCTGCGGCGGGGTCATGCTGGTGGCTGGCAGGCCGAAGACGTCCTGCACGGCCGTGATGGTGATCTTGCCATCTGCCAGGGTGCCGTCTTCGAAGCGACCAGCCCTGACCACCATCACCTCGATGCCACGGCTCAGGCTGCGGATACGGAACGGCGCACCGGGCTTGATGTTGCGGCCGCGCCTGTCCAGCTGGACCTTGAAGCGCTTGAGGCCGATCGACCGCGCCCGAAGATCGCGCACAGCCACCCGGCCAGCAAGCTCAGCAGTGGGAATACCGGGGTACTCGATGGTGACAGACAGCTGCTGGCCAGCGGCCTGGATCGCGGCCAGGCTGCGCTCGCGCTTCTGCCTGCTGGAATTGTCGATCGGATTACGCCACTTGATGATGACTTCGTTGGCGGCGCCAGCGGTGGCAGAGTTGTCGTCTTCGGTGATCGACAGCAGCCCGCTGTCCTCGTCGAACAGAGGCAGCGACTCGGGATCGTAGTCGTCGCGCACCAGGGTCAGATCGAACTCGCCGGTCTGGCGGCTGACGAACAGGTTGCCGCCGATGTGATCGAGCACGTGGCTGACGAATGTCGAGAGGCTGTCCTGACGCACCCAGCGCAAGCACAGGCCGAAGCCTTCAGCGTGCAGCACGTCGGCGGCCGCCCGAAACGACGCATCATTGAGGCGGCTGCGATCCATCGCGCCGCCCCAGTCACGGTTCGTCAGGCACTCATAGATGATGTGCGCAGGGTTCATCGCCTTGATCGCGCCGCCAGCCATCTCGATGACGCACCGCTCGGGGTACCAAACCCCGCCATCCCAGCCCGTCAACGCACGCCGCACGCGCATCTTCCAGGCCTTCGGATATGGGTTCATGCTGGTGACTAGGCCGTCATAGAACAGCGTACACACGCCACGGAAAGCCGGTACCAGCCCGCCAAGCATCGCAGCCAATGAGGCATTAACCGGCTGATCCGCCGCGCCCATCATCACGTCGAGGGAGCCACTGATGCCGCCTTCGCCATCGTCACCGCCGAACAGTTCGGGCGCGTTGATCCTGATGCGCTGGTTGCTGGTAACGCTGCCGGTCCAGGCGCGCTTGCCGCCTACCTCGATCGCAACCAGCTCGTCTATCGCCTTGCCGATACCCATGTGGATGCCGAACAAATAGCGATAGCCAACCTTGACGGCCTTCTTACTGCCCATCACCCACCTCCTGCCGCGCGAACTCAACCAGGTGCAATGCCATGGCATCACCGGTGGCGATCAACTTGCTGGCTGCAATCCCGCCATCACGCACAATCTGCGCCCAGTCCAAGCCGTACTTGGCCGCCAGGGCGCGCCCGCCCTTATGACAGAAGCCTGGCCGGCTGCCGAAACCCGGCACGCTGTGCATGTGCTCCAGGGTCACAAACAGCTCATCGTCGCTGATCACTTCTTGCCACCCTTGGTCTTGATGGGCTGGGTGCGGTAGTTGCCAACGCCCAGCACCATCCAATCCTCTGTCCAGTTGTCGCCGAAGAACACGCACTGAGGCGTGCCTTCTGCGAACTGCGGGAAGCTGAAGTCCTCGAACGCCACCGGCTTGGGTGCCGTGGTCTTGGGGCGGTTCTTGTACGAGACGTAGGCGCTGATGGCCATGATGGCGATATACGCCCAGGTATACGGGTCCATGACTATCTCCTAGAAGACCGGGTCGCCGTCGAACGGCGAACGGCCGGGCAGGTGCGGGAAGCCGCCGTGGTTGGGGTGATTGCTGTATCGGCTGTTGCAGATCTGGATGGTCTGGTCGCAACCGGGGTAAACCCGCAGCGTCTGGCCAGGCTGCAGGCCGGCTGTGCCACCCAGCAGTACCAGGTTGCTGCCGCTGTGCCGCTCGATGCTGCGCATGTCGTACTCGCCAGATCCTATCGGCCACTCAACCCAACCAGCGGTGAAGTAGCCATCGGGATAGCCAGCGAAGACCCCGTTGATGATTGCGGCACCGGTAATGCCCTGGATCAGAGCCGAGATGCGGTATAGGTCACGATTGACGCCGCACCACACGCTGTAGAGGGCGTGGGGGCAAGGCGGCTCCCAGCCTTGCCGCAGGCCTTGCATGGTCATGCGCGCAGAGAGTGGCTGGCAGACCAGTTGTGCCTGGTCACGCTTGGGCCAAGACACGCTCTGAATACTGCCGACCCAACTCACTACCTGCTCGCTCTCGCCTTCATGCCGGTCGAAGATGGTCAGCGCGATCTCGCTCGATGGCGGCACGCCACGGAACAGGCTGGCGACCTCCAGATCAGCCGGGGCGGTGATCTTCAGCAGCTCGACGCTGGCCTCGCCGGTTTGCCGAATGCCGTCATCCGCAATGCCACCACGCACGGTGCGGAAAATCTGAGTGCCAACGGCCCGATCCCGATCGCTGCTGGTATACAGCCAGCGCATCACGCCACGGGCGAACTGGTAGTTGCGATACGGTGCGCCGTCATCGAGTGAGAACTCGCGGCTATCAAAACTCATCGTCACGCTCCTCGCGAAACGCCGTTGCCCAGGCGGCAACGCCTTCGCTGTCCGTCATATGCTCGATCTCCTGGGTATCGCTCTCGAAGCGCATCAGGTTCATCCAGCTGATTCGGGCGACGTCTGCAGGCTGCAGATCGCTGCCCAGCGCCGCGTCCAGCGCCAGGCGCTCGGTCTGGCCATCCAGCTCGGTGGCGCCGATGATCCGGCGCATCATCACCGTGCCATTCCAGCGCTCGATGCGGATGTCGCGGCGCCCCGGCTTGCCGTTGCTGAAGCGGGTGTAACCGATGTTCGCGACGTCGATGGTGGTGGCCACCGCCGTGGCAGGCGCCAGCAGCGTCAGGTCATCCATATGGGTCGGTACCCACACCACCTTTTGCCGGCCGTCCATGCCATAGATGAACGAGCGCACCAGGGCGCGCGCCTCCCGGCCGAGATCAAGGTGGCGTTGGCCGAGCACCTGCAGGGCGCGCCTGGCGGTATCGGTGATCAACGGCTGGGCAAAGCCGCTGTCCAGCGTCGAGCGCAGGCGCTGCGCCGCATGGGTGAGGTTCTCGCTATCGTCCGGCCGGCGATCCCATACCGGGCGGCCTCTATATAAGGTGGTTGGCAACCACTTTGGCCAGTCGCAGACCTCGACCACCAGGAAGCGCACCTCGGCCTCGATCAGTCGATCGGTCAGCTTGTTGAGCGATGGCTCCTCGAGGAGCTGAGCCGAGCGCGCCGGATACAGGCGCGAGCCGGCCGGCCAGGCCAGCTGGGTGTTGCGCTTGAGCTGCAGGCCTTCGGGAAGTACTTCGAGGATCTCTAGCGTCTCCGACGTGAAGGCATCCTCGCCACGCAGCATGGCCAGGCCGCCGCTGCGGAAGTCGAGCCATTGGGTGCTGCAGGGGATGAAGTCGACGTCAGCGCCGATGCCAACATCGAGCAGCTGGATATCGGGCCAGATCGGAATCGACCAGATGCGATCGCTCCAGCCAAACAACGCGAGATCGAGCAGCTGACGCTCACGACCCTCGGCATACATTGCGCCATTGAACTCACGACGCGGCGAGCCGCGCAGCTTGCGACGCTGGCTGACCCCGGACTCGCTCTGCAGGATGTCGGTGGCGGCCGTGAGCCGCTCGATGATGCCGTCGCCCCAGTCGGGCACGAAGGCCCAGGCGATGATGCGGTTGGCGGTGATGCGTAGGCCGGCCACGCGACCGTTGTCGAACTCCCAGGTAACGACGGTATCGAGCACCGGCTGGCCATCCGGGGTGACAGTGAGCTGCCAGGTCAGCTCCTTCAGGGCTGGGAACAGCAGCGGCGGATTGGGCTGGCCGCTGAGCAGCACGCCCTCATCCGTGCCGCCGATATCGACCAGGGTGCGTGGCTCAAGAAACGCGTTCCAGAGGAAAACAGGCTGCGTCTGTGCGGAAACGACGTTACCGAGATCGAGGCGCTGGGGGCTGATATGGATGCGGTGGTACCAGTCGTCGACGTGCGCACGCATGCGCTGTCCGGACATGGCGCGGCCATTTGCAGCAACCGGCCAATGAGTTGTGAGAGGCGAATGACTGGTGAGCTGGGTATCAGTGACAAAAGGCGACGGCGCGAATTGGTTGACCCATGCGAATGCCCAATGATCGGCGGTCGTGTTAGGGTTTTGGACGCCCCCATTTGTCGGGTGCACCGATTGTCCGCTGAGAACAGCCACGACTACGGCCCCTCGTAGCGTACGGCCCAGCCGAAGGTGCCTGTGTGCTGGATATCCGACCCACCATCGCGCGTACCGCTATTCTTCAGGTACCAGGGGAATATCTTCCAACGATCAGGCCCAATGTTGATTACCTGTTTAGGCTCATAGTTGTCGATACGCGTGTACCGCGCGTTATTGACATCTACAGTCAGGGAAATTCTGTTAGACGGGCGCGTCTTGTATGCACGGATTGGTAGCAGTACAGCCTCGCTATTCCACGAGTTTGGTAGCAGACCAATCAATGGCACAGAGGCGCCGATGCCAATCGCTACGTTAGAGCCCGACGGTGCCAGAAGCCAGCCATCTCCATCCAAGTCGCTATGCACATAGTTGTTCCGGGACCCCTGGGCACTAATCCCAACGGACCAAAACAATGCAGGGCATACCCGGTCGGTTCCGGACGATCCCCCGCCAGTGGGACTAATAGAAATGGACGGCGCGGTGATTGCTAGCGTCGCCGAAATCCACATGCCACTACCAGGAAGCCCACTAACTGATGACAAACCGAATGCACAATATTGGAACAAGTCGATTGAATAGTTGATCACCATGAATACTTCATCCTCGAACGCGAAGATCTCATAAGTGACCGGCCAGCTAAGGGGAGTACTTGAGAGTTGCCCAATACGCACCACATTTGGCGCCGAACCTGCTGTAGCGCTGGTGCGCCCCAGCAATGTCAGGTAACCACCGACAACCTGCAGCCTGACAAACATCGCCCCCTTGCCCAGCACCTCATTAGTGCCGTCCCAGCTCCAACCTTCTTCTGGCTGTGTACACGCATCGATCAGTGCCTGTCGCACTGCGGTCATGTCATTGGCGCTGCCGCTGTAATAGGCCATCAGCTATCCATCCTCAACGCGTAGTAGTCGGTATGCCCGGTGCGCCACGTGTCTTGAATCACCACGTGATCCACTCCATCCACGTTCAGGGTGTTTTCCACAGCGTTGTCGAAGCCAGAGATATAAAAGACGCCATCGAGCGCCCCCCAAAGATTCGAGCTGTTGTCATGCAGTTCGACAGGAAGCAAGTGATACACGCCGCTTGTATCTCGAATATTTGTGTTTGATGACGTAGCGCCTGTCCCCGCAATCGCGTTATTCCCCCAGGGATAGCAGTACGCGTTCAGCCAGTTGTCATTGCTGCGCAGGCCCAGGCGAGCTGAGTTGCCCTTGTAGCCAATCGAGTGGTTGGCGGTGGTGTCGCTGAAGCGCAGAGTGGCGGCGCCGACGAGCATGCCGCTGCAAACAACCGGGTACGGGTACTGGCTCGGGCGGCCGTAGGGCAGGCACTTGCCGACGTAGGCAGACTCATAGACCGGCGTGCCGACCTTCATGGCAAGCGCGATGCGCTGCGGGTTGAGGGTCAACCAATAGTCGATTCGATTGTTATGCGCCGGCACGCCGCTCAGGCGCGCACCTGGTTGGCTATCGAAGGTGTTGCCCGGCACATAGCCGGTGAATACAGCAGCCAGCAGGTTGTAGTAGTCGGCGCCGGCGTCCTGGTACGTGCGGAAACCAACGAAGATCTCCTCCTCGCCGGTGTAGCCCACGCCCTTGAGGATCAACTCGCGGTTGGCCGGGGCGGTGTCGTATCGCAGAACCGTCCAGCCGTTCGCCGAGGCGAAGTCGCGGATGGTCTCCAGCATCTTGTAATGGGCGAGCACGCCGCCCGAGTTGTCGACGAAGCCGATTTGATGAGGCATCAGGGATTCAGTCCTAGGATCTGGCGGAACTTGCCTGGCTCGCGGGAGATGGCCACCGCGATCGCCTCATTGCCGATCGGTCCGGACATCACGTCGCCGATCCGGTTCGGATCGTCGACCAGGTAGAAGTTCTGCTTGTTGTTGAGGGTCGCGCCGGCAGCCTTCGCCGGCTCGGCCAGGCGGGTGTTTGCCAGCCCAGGGGATGGCAAGGCCGGTGCCGGCACGCCGGCAAGGCCGCCGGTGTTGTGGTGGTAGGCGTACTGAAAGGCCCAGTCTTGCAGCGCCTGCATCCCGCGTGCGTTGAAGTCCAGGAGGAAGTCGGTCGCACCAGGTTGCATGGCCGAGGCGGCGCGGATGACGACCTCCTCGGTCGAGAGTGCGGCAAGGATTGAGTCGCTGGTTGGCGTGCCAGGCCCCTTGACCTTGCCGCCCTCCGCGAAACCATACGCACCGGTGTAGGTACTGGCTCCAGCCGCACCGCCAGCACCACCGCCGAAATAGGCGCTGGCGCCCGAGGCGATGAGACCCAACCAACCAGAACCACCCGACGAGCCTGAGCCGGTGGCGCCGCTGACGCCATTGGCCGCTGCGAGGCTGGCGGCAGCGGTCTGAATGGCGGCCGCGCCGGTCATCAGGGTGGCGCCGGCAGCGCTCAGCGCGCCTGCAGACGTGGTGACTGCTGCTGCACCAGTAGTCAGCCCAGCACCGCTGTCGCCACCGCCAAACAGCCCCATCACGCCACCGGTGATGGACTGCGCCAGGTTTTCGGCCGCCATGCGGGTGAGCGCATCGAGCACGCTCTGGCCAAGGGCGCTGACGGCCTCGCGCAGGGTCATGGTGCCGCGTGCCAGGCCTGTGAGGGCCTCGGTCAGGCCGGTGGTCAGGCCATCGCGCAGCGTCTCCTGCAGGAGCGTGGTGGTGGCCATCAGGCGCTGGGCTTGAGCGTCGAGTGCGTACAGGGCCTGGGAGGCCGCCTCGCCGACTGCACCAGGTTGCGCAGCCAGCTCGGCCAGTACCGGGCGGATCTGCTCCAGTTGGGCATAGGTCTGGCGGTGGATCTCCAGGATGCGTTCGCGCGCCTGCAGCTCGGTGATCAGGCCGGCATCCTGCTGCACGTTGACCGACTGCTCCTGGCGCTGCTGCTCGGCCAGGATGCGATCCATCTCGCGTTGCACGTCGTCGACGCGCACCTTGGCTTCGGCTACAGGGATCAGCTTGTCCAGCCACGCCAGACCGGCTTCGTTGCCGGCCTTCTCGAACTCGGTACGCATGCCGGCGAACTTGGTGCGGATTTCCAGGAGCGCGGCATCGGTTTCACGGCCCGAGGCGCGCAGGAACTCGGCCTCAAGGCCGACATTGATGCGGGCGTTGGCGTCGGCCTGGCGCTGTGCCTCGCTGGCATCGATCAGAGCCAGCGCTGCTCGAGCACGCTCGAGCATGGCGCCGGTCAGGCCTTTCTCGGCCAGCTCGTACTGGCGCACTTCGGCAGCGGTCAGGCCGATCTTGGCGGCCTGATCCTCCAGGCCCTGCACGTAACTCAGCTGCTGGCGAACGCTCTGCTCGGTTGCACGCAGCGCGGCCTGGGCGGCGCGTTCTTGCTCGCGCAGGGCGGCAGTGGCCTTGCGCTGCTCTTCAGTGGCTGCACGTTTGGCATCGGCTTCGGCCTGGTTGGCCTCGCGCTGCTTATCGGTGGCTTCAGCCGCCTCCAGCATGCGCTTGCCCAGTTCACTGGTGGCCTCGATGTTCTGTTCCTGCATCACCCGCTGTGCGCGCTCTACGCTGGTCAGGTTCTGCAGGCTCTGCAGCTGGGCCTCGGCGCCTTTGACGAATGCATCAGCGGCCTTGGTGCGCTCCTGGGAGGCTGCGATGGCCTCGCGCTCGGCCTCTGCCGCGTCTGCCGTCTGTTTTGCCTGCTCGTCACGCAGGCGAATCTGCTCGCGCAGGCCTTCTTCCTCGGCGGCCAGGCGCGCTTCCAGCACCGGATCGATGCCACCGCCGACTCGGTCTCCACGCACGCCGAACATAGCGGTCTGCCGTTGACGCGCCACCTCGGCGAGTTTGTCTTCCAAGGTGTCAGCTCGGCCAATGTCGAGCATCGCATCCCAGGCTTCTGCGGCCACATTCTTGACCGCCTGCCAGGCAGACTCGACCAGCCCGAGGTTGCCAGCGATATCGGCAGCCCGACTCTGCATGGCTTCGGCCAGGGCCTCCATCGCCACCTGTGCCGCACCCGCCTGATCGCCCTGGGCTTCCAGCGCAGCGATCTGCTCGTACACCGCCAACGTCAGGTAGTTGTACTGCTCGTTGAGCTTGGCGGATGCCTCGGCCGGCTCCTCGGCCAGCTTCTTGAACTCGTCGACCGTGGCGCTGACAGCGCGGCCGATGCTGTTCTCCATCACCACAGCAGTAGTCGCGATGAGCTGGATCTGATCGGCGGTGAACTTGCCAGCAGCAGTTACTTCAGCCAGCGCGGCTGCGGCCTGGCGCTGGGTACCGGAGACCGCATCAATCTGGCGGGCCATTGCCGCCAACTGGTCAGCCGAGACGCCCGCCGAGTTTCCCGTCAGGGCAATGGCCTTTTCATACTCGTAAGTCTCGGCCGCGCCCTGAACGGCCGCGATCACCGTCGCACCAATCGCAGCAGTTACGCTGGCGATGGCCAGCGTCAGCGGATTGATGGTGCTGACCAGGGCCCGGCCGGCGTTGGCCCACCCGCCGAAGCTGTCGCGGATCTGGCCACCTTGCTGCACGGCCACCAACCAGACCGGCATACCGCTGGCCAGGCTGGTGGTGATGTCGGTGATCTGCATGGGCAGCTGACGCATGGCCTGCTGGTACTGCCCAGCGGTGATGCCGGCGACGCGCATCGCGTCCGTGGTACCGCCCAGGCGCTGACGCTGCTCCTGCAGCTTGGTATTGAAGTCGTCGAAGGTGTCGAGATCGATCTGGCCGGAGGCGCGCGCGCGGCGCAGTTGCTGCTCCATGCTGTCCAGCTCGTCCAGCTTGCGGATCACCGGATCGATCTTGCCGAGCAGCTGCTGCAGCTCCTGGGCCTCTTTCTCGGTAGCCGCTGCGGCTTGAGCGGCGGCCTCGGCAGCACGCAGATCGGCCTGGGCCTTCTCCTGGGCGGCGCGCTCGGCAGCGTGGTAGGCACGCATCGACTCGTTCTGAGCCGCTGCGTTTTCCTGCCAGTTGGCGCCCGCCAGGCGCGTGGCATTGGCGCTTTCCATCATGCTGGCCGCAGCAGCGTCGGCCGCGACCTTTTGCTGTACCGCCGCCTCGGCGATGCCGCGCAGGCGCGCGGCTGCCTGATCTGCAGTCTCGCCCAGGTGATTGAGTTCAGCGCTTGATGTTGCTGCGCCGGCACCGACGCCCTCGACGGTCTGAGCAAGCCCCTGCAGCTCGCGCTGGCCTTGTTCAAGCTCAGTGCGAAGCCGTAGGGCAAACTCGATATCACCGCGATTGTTCATCGGTCAGCATCCAGATGGGTGGGATGCCGACATGCTCGCGCGCGCGAGGCGGGATGTAATTTGGACGCGGCAAAAACCGATATGGCTAGGCCTTGGAGAGCGCCCCCGGCGACCAAGCTGGCTCCCAGGTGGCCAGCTCTGGCGCCTGGGCGGCGCCCGCACATGGGTCGCCCGCAAGCAGCTTGCGCAAGACCTGGTCAAATAACGCAAGGCCCATCGGTGCAAGGTCGCGGCGCCAGAGGGTGACTGCGGTATCGCCCGGCCTGATATGGCAGCAGTCCTGCGCCACAACCGGCCCTGTGTCGGCGCCGTCATCCATCCAATACAGCGAGCCGCCCGTTACAGGCTCCCTCATGTGTAGCGCCCAGTGGATTGCATCGCGGCCACGGTGACGCGGGAGTAGCGAGGGGTGATAGCCGAGCGCGCCGAGCCGGGCCTTGGCGCGGGCCTGGCTGCATATGAACGCATGAGCATGGGCGGCCAGAATCACATCACAAGCTGGCACCTGATCGACCGAGACCCGGCGACCCGCCCGGCAGGTCGGAATGCCGAGCACAAGCGCAGCCCGCTCCAGGCTGTCAGGGCCTGCGCCCGGCTGCGGTTCGGGGGCGATAACCTGCGCAACCTCTATACCCAGCGCTAGGCAGCGCTCCAGGAGTTGAACGGCTAGCCATTTCTGGCCAACTAGCACTACTCGCATAGCCCAGGCTCCCCCAGGTAGCGGAAGCCCTGGACCGCACGGAAGTGGCCGCCAAAGCCCGACCCCATGCGCTTCTGTCCTAGCTTGCGCGCGGATGCTGCCAAGGTTGCCGCTGACTTGGCCTTGTTGCCGCCCAGCAACTGCGCCGAGACCTGTGTCCACTTTGAATCGCGGCGCAGTGCCGCAGCCAGGCCAGGGTGACTGGTGTGGAACAGCGTGCGCAATTGCAGCCCGTAGCGGTTCTGGCCGGCCAGCCAGCGGTCACAAACTGCGTTCAGAAAGCGCATTCCTACCCCAGCGCCTTGCCACTCAGGCATGACCACAAGCCGGCAAGCCCTCGCCTCAACCAGCCCCGGCCGGGTGGAAAAGGCAATGTGCGCGACCGGCTCATCGTCAACCCACCCGACGTAGTGGCTGCCGGCAACCATGGGCGGCAGGCTCAGATAGTGATGCGGCTCAAACAGGGCATAGTCGCGCTGCGCAGCCTCGCGGACTTCCAGCTCGATGCGGGGCCTTGGCCGATGCCACCCCCATTGGAAGGTGCCGCTGGCCGTGTCATACACCCAATCGGGCTGCACCCAATCGAGGACGTCGTAGTGGCAGGACAGCAGGACGGCCCGCCCGCGCGTTCGTCTCCAGGACTTGGCGAACGCGCCGGCGCCAATACGGGCAATCTGGCGGTCGACCACCGAGCTGAACTCGTCGACCACTGCCAGCTCGGGCGCCTCACACACCAGGCGGGCCAGGTTGGCGCGGAACTGTTCGCCGTTCGACAGCACCTGGTGCGGCCGCAGCCAGGCCGGCACGCTACCGAGGCCAACTGCGGATAGCGCGCCGGCCACGGCGTCAAAGCAACCCTCAGGGTCGATAGCGTCGATGATGGGCCGGTTCTTCGGCCATTGCGGCTGATACAGGTGGCCGATTGAACGGCCGATGCTGGTTTTGCCGCTGCCAGATGGGCCGACGACCACGCCGATCTGCCACGGTTGGGCCTCGATCGGCAGGTCGGCCGTGATATCGACGTTGCAGCCTTGCTCCACATTGAAAAGCGACTTCACGCGGGCGGCGCGGTAACTGTCGAAATCGCTGCAGCGGTGTGCGATATCAATCCTCATACGCACACCACCCGCGCTTTCACGCCTTGCGCCTTGAGCTGGGCGAACAGCTTCTGCTGATCCTGCTCGTCGCGGCAGGGGATGATCAGGCCGAAACGCGGCCGGTACTTGAAGCCGTTACGGCCGGGTGCTGGTTTTTGCGACATCGTTGCCCCCCAGGGCAGCGCCCGAGGGCGCTTGCGGGAGGCTCTTGGCCTTCAAATGGTTAATGGCCCGGCAGCGCGGGCATTTGATCTGCAGCAGGTCGAAGTGACCGGCCTTTGCCAGCAGGCGCTGGCAGGTACCGCATCGGATCTCTTTCACTCTCGGCAAAACCTTTACCATTTGCTAGGCTCGCCCGGCTCACGCGTGAGCGGAGGGCCTTGGCTGGACTGGCATGGTGTTGCCTGTTTGGCGCCTGCTCCTGGTGTTAGCGCACCAGGAGCAGGAGCCCTCTTTCTTTCTCAGTCGCCTGCAGGCGCCTGCTCGCTTACCTTCAACTGCTCGATCGCCTCACGGCATTCCTGCGAGGTGGTGCGCTGCAGCTCGGCCTGGGCGGTGTCGCCTTCAGCTTCGCTGTAAGGCTGGTTATGTTCGGCAATCTCTGCAGTACGCTGCAGCTCGGCAATGGCCTGTTTCATGGTGCCTCCTACGGCAACAGCTCTTTGAAGTGCTTGTTGGCGGCCTCGCCACCGGCGAAGGCCAGGTTCATGTCCTTCAGCATCTCGGCACGCTCCGTGCGCCGGTGGCGCTTTTCAGCCTCGAACAGCAGCAGGATCTGCCGCTCGGTATATCGGCCTATTCGTTCGACGTCGCCATAGCCGGCGCGGATGAGGCAGGCGTAGACGTCTGCCCAGCGCGCTGCTTTTCCGCCTCGGCCGCCCGGTAACGCTCGGCCAGAATCCGGCTTAGGGCGCGCCGATAGAAAAAAGGGCCGTTGGCTGTCCACCACTTCAGCAGCAGGGCATCACCTTCGTCCTGGTTCTTGAGCGTGCGCAGCTCCTCGACCTCGATGTCGGCCGAGGTGGCCACCGCCTGCAGGACGTCGCCCAGGTGCGCAACGACCAGCTCCATGATCTGTTCCAGGGGCGGCACCGAGTCGGCCTTGATCAGCTCGTACAGCCCCTCCAGGAACGGCTTGAGCTGCTGGCGAACCTGCAGCCCCTCGACGAAGCCGTACTCACGCACGGTGACGATGCGGCCGTTCAGCTTCGCCTCCAGGTTGGGGTGAAGTTTCTGCAGGTCATCCGCGCCCTCGGCCGCTGGGGCCTCGGGCGCGGTGATGATGCCTTGCTTCTTCTTGCGCTGAGCCATGGTCAGGCAGCCATTTCAACGAAGCGGCCAAACTGACCCAGGTCGCCCGAGGCCGGCTTGCTGGAATCCAGCAGCGTGGTGAAGGTGACCGGCGAGCTGGCCAGCTGGTTGCCGCTGGTGATGAGCGAGAGCTGCTGCAGCAGGCCGGCGCTGGTCTTGTACAGTTCGACCAGGATGGGCGCACCGTTCTCGGCCAGGTTGATGCCCTTGTACTTCAGCGCGTAGTTCTTGTCGGTGCCGGCCAGGAACGCGGCCTGCTTGGTAGCGCCGTGGCTGTAGGCGGCCAAAAGCGGCTGGGTCGGTGGCGGCGTGGTCGGCAAGGTCAGGATCTCGACATCGCCGAAGATGTCGTAGTCGTAGTGAGTGCCGCGCACCAACGTAGCCGGGGTCGGCGTCACGCTGTCGGTAATGACCAGGTCGGTCACGTTCATGTGATCGAGCGAGATCAGATCACCATTGGCCACCGGGTTCGGCAGCTCCTCACCGGTCACGGTACCGGCGATCTGCGCACTCATGCGCGAGCGGGTGAAGCGGCCAACGTTGTCGGCATCGAGTTGGTGCATGGTGGCGTTCCAGGTCATGCCCAGTTCTTTGCCGAAGTCACGAACCATGGCATTCACGCCACTGAACGACTCACGGTGCTGAACACGGGTTTCGGCGCCCTGGCCCGACAATTCGGACACGTCACCAATCCAGACCCAGGGGCCCAACAAACCACCCGCGAGGATCTCGGCAATCCACAGCTTGCCTTGGCCGAAGTAGTAAGACTCAGACATTGTGCACCTCGTTATTCGGCAGCCGGAGCGGCGGCGTCGGTAGTTTCAGGGGCGGCAACCACACCAGTGCGGATCAGGAAGTCACGCTCGGGTGCGGTCACGTTGATGGTCGCGCCTTTGGGGTGATCCTCGCCGGCATGCTTGTGCGGCTTGGCCAGTTTCACCTTGTGCAGCTCGGGCTTGGCGGCCGGTTTGGCTGCGGTTTCGGTTTGCTTGCTCACGGGTTGCCCCCTAGTACGTGGGTGGTGGTGTAAATGTCGATCCAGAGCACACGGTCGCTGTCGCTATCAAGCACCTGGCCCTTGAGCCAGATGCAATCCTTCCAGCCGGCCGGTGCCCAGCCGATAAGCGCCTCTCGGGCCTTACCGACATAAATCATCACTTCATCCTTGGCCGCGTCCGCATGCACGTCGCGGTAGTTCCTGGCGCAGATCACCACGCCGAACACGGCACCGGCTGCTGCCTTGCGCTTGGGTTGCGGGCCATCGGCTGCCGGGTTGGTCTCTGCAGCCAGCACCACCCAGCAGTCGCCAGTGCGGAACTGATCCAGGCCCTTGAGCGTGTGATACGCGGCGGCGCCGTTGACCTGGTCGAAGTCCGGCACCTGGTCGCGCAGGCGATTCTCGACGAGCGTGGTATCCAGGGGCGCGAAGTTCATCAGTACGCCCTCCGGCTCTTGCGATCGAACACGCTCGGGGCGGACTCGAAGCGCACGTCGAGCAGATCCGGGTTGCTGGCGATCGGGTCTTCAGCGCCCAGGCTGAACTTGCCCTCGGCGACCAGGCCCAGGAACTTCAGCGCATCCTTGTAGTTGCGCACGATCGGGTCGTTGTCCTCTTTACCGCCGCGATCCTTGTGCAGCAGGTAGCGGGCGATGTCGCGCGTCCAGCCGGTGACCAGTTTCGGTACCGGGCTGAGCGGCAGCGGGTAGCTGCGCTTGGCCAGGTAGCCGTCAATCAGGCTTTCAGCCTCGGTGACGGCGTCCTGGATGCGCTGCAGGGCATCATCCGCAACGGCGACCAGGTCAGGCTCCCAGGCGCTGCGGTCAGCGCCGCGCAGGGTGGCCTCCATCAGATCGGTGGCCACCGCGCGCACGCCTTCCTTGGTGGCCACCTGGGCCAGTTCGCGTGCGCCTGGGCGTTCGGCCAGGTCGTCGAGGGTGATGTAGTTCATGGGTCAGTACACGCGCTCGCCGACACGGCCGGAGAAGATGCCGCGCTCAACCTTGATGTTGGGCTCGTTCTCCAGCTGCTCGATCTGCTCGGCCGTCAGTGCGTCCAGGGCGATGCCGAAGCCCTCGCGGGTGAAGCGGTAGCCGCAGCGGCGGAAGCCCTGCTCGGGAATCGCCACCACCCACAGACCTTCGATATCGCCGTCATCGTCCAGGCCATCAACAGCATCAGTGGCATTGCCACCTGCAGGCGATGCTGCTGCCTGCGCCTCCGCACCTGGTTGATTCACAACGGCATCGCCCACAGACGCCTGGGGCGCGGCAGATGCCGGTTGGCTGGTGGCGGCCGCCGTATCAGGTGCGGCCGGGGCGGTATCGGTCGGGGCGTCCTGCCCCATGGAACCGTTCTCCAGAACGGATGCTTCATTCGCAGGTTGTTCGGTGCTGGCCGGCTCGGTCACCTGAGCCAGTGCAGCGTTCTCAGTAGATGCCGCCGGCTGGTTGTCCAGCTGTTCGGCGGCCGCAGGGGCAGCCGCTGGGGCTGCCTTTTCTGCGCTCTTGGTCGACGCCTTTGCAGGCGCCTTGGTGGTGGACCCTTTACCAGCCATGGATCACCTCCATCAGGCCAGCCACGGGGTGACGAGCACGTCGACCACGTCGCGGTTGATGTTGGTGGCGCCGGCCGCGTTGCGCTCGGCCTTGACCACTTCCAGGGCGGTAGCACGCATGCTTGGCGGCACTACCAGCAGCTTCGGACGGATACCCAGCGGGCGTGCGTTGTCGCCCTTGAGTTCCTGCATGGCGGCATAGGCCGCGTTGAAGCTGTCGGCAGTCAGCGCTTCCTTGGAGGCGTAGGCCAGCTGCCACAGGCCGTAACCGACGTTCAGGCGGGCATCCACACCCCACACGAACTCCTTGCGGTCGAACACGTTGGAGTCGGTCTCGCCGGTCTTGGAAACGAACTGATAGTTCTTGCGCTTCTGCAGGATGATCGGCCGCATCATGCGAGTGACGTCCAGCAGGAACCACGGCGTGCCGCTACCACCCTGGAAGTTGCTCACCGACGTTTCCTGGCCGTTGGCGCCGATCACCGGGTGGTCGGTATCGAAGAAGAACTGGCCGTCGTAGCACTTGCCGGTGAAACCGTTTTTCAGATGGGCATAAACCAGCTCGGCCGGGTGCTCCTTGGCGTCCTGGCCCAGTTGCGCCATCAGGGTGTTGTAGGTGCCGTACTGATCGTCCTCGATCGCCTCGCGGGGCACGCCCACGGTGTTCTCGAACGTCTTGTTCTTGATGCTGTAGTCATGCAGCGCCAGGTTCTGGATCACGCGGTCGCCCAGCCACTCACGGAAGCGGGTGGTAGCGCCTAGCCAGCCGTAGGTTTCGATGGCGGTGCCGGACTGCACTTCCATCACGATCTGGTCATAGTCGATCACTGCGCCCTGAAATGCGCCTTGGAACGACGCCTTGTAGCCGGTGTGCAGGATGGCGAGGTTTTGCTTGTTGATGATCATCTGAGTCTTGCTCCTTAGATCTCGACCCAGACGCCATCGCTATCCACATCGCGGATAACGCCGGCAACCGAGCGGGTGTTGGTGGCGGAGGTCTTGGCGACCGTCTGGTCGTCGACGATGTAGGCGTTGACGCCGATATCGGCACGGGTGATCTCGTCGGCCGAGGCGCTGTTGACGAACGGGAACACGCCACGGCGGGTTTCCACGCGCAGATCACCGGCACTGCCGGCCGAGTTGTCGACGTACTCCTGCGCCACGCCCCGAGCCTTCAGGGTGGTGGCGGTGCTGCCCGGCACGGCGTAGCCCGAGGCGTTGATGCACACCAGGGCGCCGGCAAAAATCTTGGTGCTGGCGGCTACCGGGTCGGAGTTCTGCACGCCATCACGGCGCTTGGTGTTGCGATCTTTGGTCAGCGCAGTCATGGCTTATTGCTCCTCGACCTTGGCGGCCTTGAACTGTTCGGGGGTCAGGCCCATGGCCGAGCACACAGCCAGCTCTTCCTGGGTCAGACCGGTTTTCTCGTCCGCCACCGGCGGTTTGCCTCCGGTCTGGCTACCGGCGATGGCCGCGATGGGCTGAGCCTTGTCCAGGTAGGCAGTCAGGGCAGCGCGGTTGCTCTTGCCGAGGTCACGCGCCCATTCCTCCATGGTCTTGTGCAGGCGACCATCTTCCAGGGCGCCTTGGATCTGGCTGTCGAGATCCTTCTCGTCGCGCTCACCCAGGCGGGCGGTCAGCGCTGCCATATCGGCCTTGAGGCCTTCGACAACCGACAGCGGCACGAACTGCGACGGGTCGACACTGGTAGCGGCCTTGGCCTTGAGGCCGGTGCAGGCTGCCAGGACGGCCTTGCCATCAGAGGCTTCGCCTTCACCCAGCAGCTTGCGCAGGTCGTTGTTGAATGCAGTGAGCGCGGCGATTGCCTGCTCTTCGGTGGTTTTATCGGCCTGCAGGCCGAGCGCGGCACAGACCGCCAGCAGCAGTGGGTTCACGGGGTTTTCCTCTGGGGAGTCATCGAAACAGCCGAACGACGCGGCGGCGCGCAGGCTGAGTTCCTGCATGCCGTCGATTGCCGGGGCATTGGTGAGCGCGCCCATCTGCACGTCCAGGACGTCGCCGGTGGTCGGGTGGTAAAGGAACACGGGGGAGAAATACTGGTACTCGCCCTCGGCGATGTACTGCGCGGCGCGGGCGGTCAGTTGCACCTGGGCAAACAGGCCTTCGCCTTCACGCCACTCCAGATCGGTGTACCAACCTGCTGCGGGCGCCGGCTGGCCGTTCTCTTCCTTGCGCAGGGTCTGGTGCTCGTAGTCGACCACGCGCTTGTTCTTGGTCGCATGGAAGCGCTCGATGACCTTGGTGGCCACCGCCTGATCGATATGCCAGGACGGCACCTTGATTTCACGGCCATCTGCTGGCTTGAAGTGACCCGCTGGGGTCACCTGCAGCCAAATGGTGTTGTCAGCAGCAGGCGCCCCCAGCGAGTAACTGCAGGCGGCGAGTGCAACGGCGAGAGGGAGGCGTTTTGTCTTCATGCCGGCAGCTTGGCGCTGCAGGCCGGGCAAGTAATTTTGACGGGGCAAAAATCTTTCGGTGGGGAGTTTTGCGGCGATAGGCGCAAAGGTGAGTCACTGCCACCCCGCCTACCGTGTTTATAAACGCCCAAACAGCCCCGGAAAGGGCCAGAGGCAGCCCGACGCGTACAACGGCAGCCCCCAAACGCCTCTAGGGGCCTTCCTGGCGCGTTTTGGCGTTATGCGGAATTTGGCATCAGGTAACGGGTGGCAATGCCGGCGATTGCGTAGTTGTCGTCGTCGCTGATACCCAGCCAAGGGCGCGCCGGGATCTGGATGGTGTAGGCACCGATGGTGACCCACTGGGCGAAGTTGCTCTTGCGCTTGCTGACGAACTGGTTGCCCACGTCGCCTGTCCGCCCATCCTGACGGAAGTAGGCCTGCTGGCTGCGCGCGGCGACGTCGATGCTGCCGCCGAAGTGCATCATCGCGCCATAGATGCGGTTGGTACCGAACAGCAGCTCGTTGTTGCTCACCTGGTAGCGCAGGGTGTTCTTCAGGAAGCCATCGAGCACCAGGATCTTGTCGCGGTTCTTCTTCTTGCGCTTCAGGTAGGCCGGCGCCAGCGCCTGCCAGGGCGTACCATCCGGCGAGGCCTGGCTGGCGAAGCGCTGGTCGTGGGCGATCAGCAGGTACTCGCCGATATCGCGCAGCATCGGCGCCGGGTCGGCCAGCGCGGCGGCAGCCTCATTGACCACCCCCAGCGCGGCAACCGCATCGAACTCAAGCGTAACGCCAGCCATGATCAGTCCTCGCGCCGGTACAGGCGCACGCCCTGGCGCAGCAGCTCGGCCAGGCCTTCGCGGTCTGCCTCGATATCCCAGCTCCAGGCGTTGCCGGCCAGCTCGATGACTACCAGCTGCGTCAGCTGTTGCCCCAGGTTGAAGCGGCCGAGGTAGCGGCGCAGCACCTGGGATTTGCGCAGCGGTTCGGAGTACTCCAGCCGCGTCCAGATTTCGTCTGGCTGCAAGAGCGTTTCCGCCAGCAGCGGCAGCAGCTCGCCCTGACCCTGCACGGCCGGCGCGCCGCTGGGCTCCTGGAACATGCTCGGGCCGACTGCGATGCGCTCGCCCAGGACGTCAGTGAGCAGCTCGGCGGCATCGAGCTGGGCGCCGAAGGCATCGAGCGCGCGGCGGGCGTACTCGGCATCGCTCATACCTGCAGGCGGCAGGGTCTCGGGGTCGATCACGCGCGGTACCGGCAGCGCATCCGGCGCCGGGCGATTGGGCAGGCCAGGTGCGGCGGACGGGATCAGCTCCTCGCCCAGGCGCGGTACCGGCACCTGGCTTTCCAGCCGCGACTGGCCGGGAATGTGCTCGAATCCGGGGTCGATGCCCACCGGCACCTCGACGGTGCGCGGGCCTTGCGGGCTGCGCTGGCCGATGGTGCGTTGCTCGAAGACGATCGGCGGCGCCGTGTCCGGCCCGGTCTTGCCCATGCGCACCAGGTCGTCATAGCTCAGCGCCCGCACGCTGCACTGGCAGCCCCAGGCGTTGATCGGGAAGTGGTACTGCCACCACGGGTCATCCCAGCGCAGCACCATGCCGTTCCAGGCTTCGTGCTCCTCTCGCGGGTACTCGACCGCGTCGCTGTGCAGGTACTGCCAGTAAGGGCGCTGCTCGCGCACGGCCAGCAGCTGCTCATAGCGGCCAGCCATGTAGCTGCTGCGCATGTTGGTTTCGTAGATCACCCGCGAGCGCCAGTTGCGGCCGCCGTTGTAGCTCCAGCCGTACTTGGCAACGATGCGGTCGAAGTCCTGGCGGAACGCCTCCAGGGTGGTGCCGCCCTCGATCGCGCGTTGCACGGCCTGGTGGAAGTCCGCCACCAGGTCGTTGCGGTTGGCACCGGCCACCACGAACGCATAGTCGTTCTCGCGGCCGTAGACGTCCGTCCAGCCATTGGTGGGCAGGTTCAGCTTGCGGCGCAGGAACTCGTTCTGCTCGCGGAACGGCAGCGACGTGGCGCTAACGGCCATTGGCAGCCTCCTGGACGATGTCCAGGCGCCCCTGCAGGGCGGCAGCGGCCAGCGCCTGCGCCATGGCCTCGGCGTACTGCTCCAGGGTCATGTCCGGCAGCAGCTCGGCCAGGCCGTCGCGGATCTGCTCCAGGCTATCGGCCTGCTCGACGAGCTGGCGGATGCGCGTGATCCACTGGCCGGTGATGGGCTGCAGGTCATCGTCCAGGCGCTGCGCGGCAGTTGTGGCTGGCTTCTGCTGTGCGGTGGCCACCGCAACGCCTGCAGGCGCCTCGGGCCCGGTCGGCGCCGATGGCTCGGCCTGCAGCTGCAGCACATCCTCGCCCTCGGCCGGCTCGGGGATGGCCACCTTCTCCTGAGCCCACTGGCGGCCGATCCTGAATCCCATCCCGACCAGCTTTGGCAGGGACTCGGCATAGGCCTTCAGATCCTCCGGTTCCTGGGTGGGGAATACCAGGCGCGGGCAGCGCTTCCAGTTGTCGGCCAGGCCGTTGAGTACGGCGATCGGGTACACCAGGTCACGGCTGATCGTAGCGGCCAGCTGCTTGGCGTCGGAGTCGCGCAGGTCAAGGCGCACCTCGTTGTGTACGTTGCCCAGGGCGTTGGTGTTGGTACCTTCGCCGGTGCCGCTGGTGAGCGTGCCGCCCAGGATGGCCTTGGACTGGGTGCGCTCGCACCAGTCGATCATCAGCTTGAACGCAGCCGGGTCACCCTCGGCGGCGTTGAGGAAGTCCATCTCCATGCCGATCGGGATGATGCCGGCCGCACTGTGGCCGAGCTGGGCCAGGGCGCGCAGCAGGGTCAGCTTCTCCTTCTCGGTGGCGCCGCCAGGGTATTTGCCCACGCGCATGGGGATGCCGTAGATCTCCAGGAACTCGGCCAGGTCGCCCACACTGTAGTTCTTGAACAGGTACGGCCACACCAGCACGCGGAACAGTGCGCTGCGCTCCAGGTAGCCGCTCTTGGACTTATGCACGTGGGTGATCCAGCCGAATGGCTGCAGGGGCTCACCGCCCATCGAGCCGCGTAGGCGGATCTCCTGGCGGCGCTCGCCGCGAGCCAGCTGAAACCAGGTCTGCGGCCGGTGATCGATACCTTTCGGCAGCCAGTCGCCGTCGACCCGGTGCCAGCCGTCGAATTCCAGGCAGGCAAAGCCTTTGCCGATGGCGTCGGTCACGTCGAACAGCATCAGCTCGAAGTCATCCAGCCCGGCCAACAGCGACTGCAGGGCAGCGGCGGCGTCCTTCTCTTTGGCCGTGGGGTTGTCGGGCGGCACGATCTGCCAGTCCAGCTGGGCGACGGCACGGCGGCGCTTGTCCATCTCGGCGAACACGTGGCCGTCCTTCTCCTCGATGTCCTCGAACAGCTCGTACTGGGCGATCACGTCGCCTTGCTCAGCCTGATCGAGGATCTGCGCCAGCTTGCTCGGCGTCAGCCCGCGCGAGGGGTGGTTGCCCACTTCGTGGTGCAGGCTGGTGATGTGGGCGGTCTGCGGCTCGCGGATCTCCGCCAGGCGGATCGGCTGGCCATCGGGGCCCAGGATGCGGGATGTGGTCACCATGATGTGGTTTGCTCCGGTAACTGGATGTCGTCGTCTTCGTTGGCCACGTTGTCGAAGCCGCGACTATGGCGAGGCAGCATGGTCGCCTCGATGATGCCGCCCTGCATGAAGCTGGCCCGCACGGCCATCGCCAGGGAGATGGCCGAGTCGCCGTGGCGCTTGGCCTTCGAGCTGGTGCTCTGCAGATCCTTGGTGCGGCCCTTGTCGATGGTCGGGATGCCTTTCTCGACCTTGATCGAGAGCAGGTCATCGAGCGTGGTCTGGTGCCGGGGCAGCTGCAGGTTGAACGCCTCGAACTCGCCCTTGAGCTTGGGCATCCACTCGCCGTACCAGGCCAGCGACAGCGCCACCTGGTCGACCATGGTGCTGCCGTACTTCAGCGCGGCCTGTTCGGCCAGGTACCCACCGTTGCCGGTGGCGTCGAACGCCAGGCCAGTCAGGCGCGGCAGGCGATCGCAGATGTAGAACATGATCTGTTCTTGCGCGCCGTAGGTGAGGTTGCGCAGCTCGACCTGGAACGGCACGCGCTTGCGCAACATCGGGTCGATCTGCAGCGGGGTGAACACGGTGAGGTCGCCACGGCGTGCGAAGTCCTCACCGAAGGTGTGGCGGTTGCGGTCGCTCAGACGGGCCAGCTCGGGCGCCAGGTTTTCCTCGCACCAGGCGCGCACCTCGGCCTCGCGGTGCTCGGGTGTCCACTCCTCGAAGCCCTGCGGGGCCTCGTAGCGGTAGATGCGGATGGAGCGATCGGCAACCATCGCCGCCTCGATCAGTACGCGGCTGAGGTAGGCGCCGCCGCTCTTCTTCGGCACACAGCCGTACTCTTCCTCGGCCGACTCGATGTTGGGGGCGTTCTTGTACAGGCCATCGCGCCAGGCCTTCTCAGCCTCGGGCGACCACTCCTGACCAGTGACGTAGCAGATACGCTTGTACAGGCCCTCGGCGATCGCATCGTCCAGGGTGATGCGGTGGATGCTGTAATCCTTGCGGCCTTCGCGGGCGTCCTGGATGTAGGTGTTGAACGGGTTGTCGACGCCGTTATGGGTGCTGATCAAGCGCACCTTGTTGCCCCACATGGTCAGCGCCAAGGCCGCCTTCAGCAGCTCTTCCAGGGACTCATGGAATGCTGCCTCGTCGATCACCACATCGCCCTGCAGGCCGCGCAGGTTGCTCGGGCGCGAGCTGAGTGCCTGGATCTTCCGCCCTGTTTTCGGGAAGCGGATCATGTAGGTGAGGATCTCTTCCTTCTTGCCTTCGTCCCAGAAGGTTTGCTCGTAGACGTCGGCCTCGGCCAGCTCGTTGAAGGCCTTGGCGAACAGCGCGCAGGCGGCGATGTACTCCAGCGCCATCTCTTTCTTGCTTCCCACGTAGAAGGTGTTGCAGCCGCCACGATGACGCGGCTTGGCACCCTTGACCACGTTGCGGCCAGCCTCGGCCCAGGTCAAACCAGTCCGGCGAGACTTCTCGCCGATCATGATCTGGCTTTCATCCTCGAACCATCGCTGCTGATAGCCCAGGAACACGGGCTCGTTTGCAGCTACAGCTTCGGCGATGTCCTGGGGCACGTCGACGCCGTGCAGCTCCATCTCCTCGGCCAGATTGATCTTGCGCGGTGCGCTGGTTGCTTTCAGATGCTCGCCAAGATTGGCGGCCGTTGCGCGCATGGCCATCAGGCTTTCCCCAGTAGGATGCGGCGGATGCGCTCTTCGAGCTGCTCGCTCATGCCATCGCTGCCACGCTGCTCTTCCAGGCGCTGCTCCTGCTCAGCCAGCAGCGCCTCGCGGGCTTCACGCTCGATCGCCTTGCGCTCCTCGCGGCTGGCTTTGCTGGCCTGCAGCACGTCCTTCGCGGCGCGGGCGAGCTTGCGCACGTCGTCGATGGTGGTTTCGTCGTCGATCTGCGCGCCCAGCGCCGCGTGCGTGGTCAGCGTCTGGATCGACTGCACCATCAGCGCGCCGGCCTTGTCGTTCGGGTTCTCGCCCAGCTCCTCGACCAGCAGACTGGCCATGGCCTGCTGCTCACGCAGACGCTTGGCCATCTCGTCGAAGCTGACCTTGTAGCGGCCAATCGCCGAACGGCTGGGCTTGTCCGCGCTGGGGAAATGCTCGTGCAGATCCTCGATCAGCTCATCCAGGGTGAGGCGACGCTCGCGCAGGCGCTTCTCGATGTGGGTACGAACTGCCGGCTCCAGCCGGTCGATGCTGGACTTGCGCCCCATGGTCAGGGCCTCGGCTTGCTGACGCCCGGTACCAAGGCGCGACCGGCAGCCACGTCGCCACCGCGCTCGGTCAGGGTCACGACCAGGACGGAGCCAATGTCGTCGATCGACACCAGGCCCTGTTCGCCGAGCCAGGTCAGGTCGCCCTTCACCTGGTCGCGGCTCGGGTGGTGCCCGAACTGGCCAAGCAGGTTGGCGATCACCGAGGAGTTGGAGCGGTACTGCGGCAGCTCGGAGAGGATGCGCAGCATCACCAGGCGCTGATCCTGGCGCAGAAAGTCAGCGTATTGAGTGCTCATTGCAGCCTCACTTGTTGTTCAACAGGTATTCGTTCATGCGCTCAACGGCGCGCGCCAAAGGGTCGAGCGCCTTGGTTACCCCCGCGATCTCGACCTTGATCGCCTTCATGTCGCCAGCCAGCTCGGCCAGTTCGCCGGCCAGTTCGGTGAACTGGTCGCCGGTGGGCAGGTGCTTCATCTGCTGCTCCAGCACCGTCAGCCGGTTGTCCTGCCCGGCCAGGCGCTGGGCCAGGGCCTCGGCCTCGACTTTCGATGACGCCCGGCGCGCCGCCATCAGCGAAAACAGGCCCACCACCACGGTGAACAGGAACTGGCCGAGGCGCAGCAGGTAGTCAAAATCCATCAGGGCTTGTCCTTGTCGTGTAGGTCGATCAGCGCGTTCAGCTGCGCACGGATGGCGAGCGCCCAAGCGCCGTAGTCACGCGCATGGGCCAGGATGTCCGCTGCGGTAACGCCGCTTTCCAGTAGTTCGGCGTCAGAGCTGGGGGCGGGCCAGGCCGCTTCTTGAGAGCCGGCGTAGGCTCGGCAGCCGGGTGGAGCTGGGGCGGTGGCTCCAAGCGCTGCGTTGAAGTCGCGCAGCCAGCCACAAGTGACAACGAAGCGAGGAGCAGCCACAGGGGCAGCGCCACGCGCCGGGGCGTATTGAGTCGAGACACGGTTGATGCGCTCCTGTGTGAGTTGCTGCTTGAGCCGGCCGATCTCGTCCTGGGCATCCATGAACACCAGCTCGGCCTGGTTGGCGCGCTCCACCTGCTGGCGGTAGAGCACCAGGTTCTGTTCGGCGGCATCGGCGCGCAGCTTCTGGTGCTCCTCGCGCAGATCGGCCAAGGCCTTGTCGCCCTTGGCCTGGGCGGTGCTATGCCCCAGGTCGTACTGGTTCTGGCCGTAGACCCACATCTGCATCAGCAGCGCGAGGAATACACCCACGTACCAGTGCTCAACGAACCATCCGATGACCTTCCTCATCACCGCCCCTTACGCTTGAGCCGGCGCCGCAACCAGCGCGGCATGGGTGGTCGTTTGTCCGCGCGTTCGGGCGGCCACAACTGGGCCGGTCGAACGCGGGGCGGTGGCGATGCGAACAGCTCGGCGGCAGCCAACCAGTTCCGGGAGCAGGCGGCAGGCGAACTGCTGGTCAACGTGGCGAGCAGAAACAGCGTTGGGATCTTCATGGCGGCTATACCTGTCGGCGCACACGCCAGGCCCCCAGCCGGCAGCCGCATACATGGGCTCCCAGCGCAGCAGGATGGCGCGCGGGTAATGGCGGTTCTCGCGGAAGTTGGCAGCCGAGCGGCCAGCGTTATGCCGCTCGACGGAATCGAACCAGGCCAGCGGATCGGCGCCCTTAGCCGATGCCAGCCTGCGGTCACGATTCACCCAACCCTGCCCGCCGTTGTAGCCGGCCAGCACGAAGGCCCAGCGGTCACACTCGCTCACGGCCTGGTTTCGTTCGTAGAGCCAGCGGTCGAACGCCACCATCGCCCGCAGTGCCCAGCCTGGGTTGTACGGCTGCGCCGGGCCCAGGCTGCGCGGGTAGATCTCGGCCATCCAGTCGGCAGTGGCGGGCATGAACTGCGCAAGGCCCTCGGCGCCGACGCCAGAGCGGGCATTCACCCGCCAGGCGCTCTCCTGATGCACCTGGGCAGCGAACGTCGCCACAGGCGCACCCAGGCCCCATTCGGCATGCGCAGCGCGCACCAGGGTGCGGCGGTGCTGCTCTGCAGCGGTCGGAATGCTGGCGGCATCGGCGCTGGGCACGATGAAGACGCCGAGAGCGAACACCAGCAGGATCAGCGGCCACAGGAACAGACGTGGTTCAACCATCCAGATGATCGCCAGGTCATTGCCGGCCTCGGCCAGCCAACGCTTGAGGCGGTTCACGGCTACAGCCCCAGCGTCAGGCCGAGGATGCAGGCCAGCACGATCAGGGCTCGCCGCAGCCACGCGCCAACGATATGAATCCCGCCAATGCACTCATGCGGCCGAGCTTCGGTCAGGAATACCGCGCGGTCGATGTAGTAGCCCAGCACGGCGCCGAGCGTCACCAGGCTGGCCTTGTACAGCACCACTTGCAGCTGCTCAGGGCGCACGAACCAGATAGCGGTCAGCAGCAGGATGGAGATAACAGCGAAAACGGTCATGCGCGGCAGGAGGCGGCGCTTGGGCTTGTTCTGGCAGGTGGCCATGGGTTGCGCTCCGAGGTTGGCCAATCCCTGGCCGTGGCTGTGCTAATAAGTGCCGGTCTTAAACGGCAGAGATCACAGCTTCGCCTCGCGCGCGCGCGGAGTAATTTGGACGCGGCAAAAACAACTAGGGCGCCATTGCGGCGCCCGGTGATACCTCACTTAATCATGGCTCCCGATTGTATTTAGCTCGAAACTTGGTGCGCAGCTGCTCGCAGGCCCCAGCAACGATGGGATTGGCCATCGACTTCTTCATTTCATCCATGCACAGCTCGTAAGCCGCGCGATCCTGGCGCATTTGGGCAACCTGGGGGTCGTTGCCACGCACCACGCTGTACCAGACGAAGCCGGCGAACAGAATCAGGATCGTCCAAAGCCATGCATAACTCTTCGGCTCCCTCGGCGCCTTTGCACCACAACCAGGGCAAACCTTAGCCTGGTCGGATATTTCCTTCTTGCATTCGTGGCATTCAATCAGCGCCATCGGTAACCCTCCTAGCTAAAAGACCTTCCCAAGCAATGCCCCGACCACAAACACCGCGGTGAAGTGCCAAGGATGCCGCGCGGCAAGCATCCGAAAACCCGCCACGGACAACGGCGCCACCAAAGGCGCCGGTGGCTGGTACTCGTCGACGTAGCGTAGCGCCTGGGTCAGCTGCTTGATGCTCAGCCCGGCCAGCGACTGCTCACCGAACTCGCGCAGGCAGTAGCGCGCAAGCTGCTTTGCCATTCCGCGCTCCTGGGCTGCCTGCTCCAGCTCCTTGATCAGCAGCTCGGCGCGGATCTTCTCCAAGTGCCGCTCGCGCACCGCCTGGAGGGCGGCCATGGCTTCCTGGTACTGATCCTTCTTCACCTCGCCGATCGTCTTGACGCCCGCGCTCTCATGCACGCTGCGCCAGAGCATTCGCGGGTCCAGGTTCAGTTCCTCGGCGAGCCTGGCCACTTCCTCGTTCAACCGAGCCCGCTGCGCCTGGGCCAGAGGCTCACGCTCCGGTGTCGCTAGGTTGATCTCGACGTAGTCCCTTCCAGCTACTCGATTCTGATCGCCATCCAGCTCGATCCCGCTCACGTACTACTCCTTCTCGTGATAGTCCCTGCCAGCGACCCTGTGGCCGCTTCCTGAAACTTTGATACCTGCTGATTCACTTGGCGCCTTTGGCTTTTTGCCTCCAGTGAGCATCTCAGCCAGAACCTTCTTGCGCGCGGTCGCCGTCAGGCTTCGATACGCCTCCAGCAATAGCTGCTCTTCTGCCGTAAGCGCCTCGCGCATCGCATAGGCAGTCACCTCGGCAATGCTTGCCGGCTGCCCTGGATGGTCGCGCTCATAGCGCATGCGGGCGGTCTCGCCACGCAGCACGTACTCCACGTCGATAGGCAGATCCGGCCGGCGCTGCGCCAGCGCCCGCAGCTTCTCCTCGGGGAAGGAGTCGCGCTTCTTCCTGTCCGAGAACGCCGCCTTGCTCATATCCAGCAGACCGGCCACGTCCTGATCGCCCGTGACACCGAGCATGGACTTGAGCCGCATCAGCTGCTGATCGAATTGCTTCATTCTCACCTTGACTCAGTCAAGATATCTTGACTATATTCAGATCACTTCAAAAAACTTCAAACATCCGCCGAGGAGCCACCGCCATGGCAACCCAGCAAAAACCCAAGACCGCCGAGCAGGTAAAGGCCGAGTTCAAGGCCAAGGGCCTGACCGTCACCAAGTGGGCCAAAGACAACGGCTTCGAGCCCACCTCCGTTTCTCAAGTGCTCAACGGCTTCGCCAAAGGCAACTACGGCAAAGCCCATGACATTGCCGTTGCTCTCGGCATCAAGCCCCGCGAGCTCGCCGCTTAACCCCACCAACCACAACCGCAGCGAGGGTCACTGCCATGACCGACAAGCCGCAAGTTGCGCTCGAAGAGATCGAGCTGATTCCCCACCCCATGGACGCCTGGCGTGCATCGCTCGACGCACTGATCGCCTGCGCACCTGGTGATGGCCCAGCCATCGCCGCACACCTGGCCGAAGCCCGCCAGCAGGCCCTGATGTTCGTCGATCGCACCCCGGCCACGGCCGGTACCCGCAAGCTGGTCGACTACTTGATGCTGATCGGCGCCGGCCGCTTGGTCGGGCAGAAGCTGGACAGCCGCAACGCCCTGGGCTTCAGGCCGCAGGCCGAGGTCATTGGCATTGACTTTGCCGCCTCTCACGGGCGTCAGCCAGCTGCTCAACCAGCGCCTGCATCATCGTCTGCGCATGCGGCTCAACCTGCGCATCAGGCCAGCTCGTCCCCAGCATCGAGCGCTCCAGCGGTGCCGGGTCAACGCCCTGCAGCTCCAACTGAGCCGCAAGGTAAAGCCAGCTCCGCGCAAGCGCCTGAATCTGCCCCTCAACCTGCAGTAACCGAACCTCGTCCATCGGGTGAATCCCCATGCCTGTGAATGTACCCCAACAGGCTGGCCTTTTGGTAACACCATTGCCAATGGGCAAAAAGCCTATTTGTTTGCACGCCGCCTCCTGCGCAGCCGGGAGGGCCTTCCAATGAAGCGCCGCTCTTGGAAGAACGCCCAGCCCAGCAGCATCCGTCAGGCCATGGAGTGGTCGCTGGAGTTCGCCAAGGAGCGGCACAACCTCAGTGTCGAGCGCATTGCTGAGCGCATGGGCCAGGCCAACCACTGGGCCCTCTACAAGTGGCTCACCGAAGGTCGCATGCCTGCGGTGCTGATCCCGGCCTTCGAGCATGCCTGCGGCATCGCCCTGGTCAGCCGCTGGCTGGCCTCCACCAGCGGCAAGCTGCTGATCGACATCCCGTCCGGCCGCACCTGCACCGCGCAGGACGTGAATGAACTGCAAGGCGTGCTCACCGCAACCACCGGCGCCCTGATCGCCTTCTACCAGGGCCAGCTCGACGCCGACGCTGCCCAGGCAGCGCTGCAGGCCGGGCTCACCAGCCTGGCCTGGCACCGCACCAACGTGCAGCAGCACGCCAACCCACAACTGGATCTAGGAGAGCAGGCATGAACGCCGTAGAGCTGGCTCAGGTGATGGACGTGCACGAAGCCCTGGAGCCGTTCGCCGGCTTCACCGACTGGTGGTGTGGCTCGCGCCAGAAGCTGTTCGCAGAGCGCGCCATGGCGCTGGGCAAGCCCCTGCGCGACCTCACTGTTGGCGAGCTGCAGGCCATCGCAGCCGAGGTGAGCGCCGAGATGAAACCGTTCTACACCTCCACCGGAGCCCAAGCATGACCACCCCACGCACCTCCGACAGCGGCGCGCGAATCCTGCGCGTGCTCAAGGCCCTCAAGGGCTACAGCCTCACCGGCATCAGCAACGGCGAGTTGGCCAAGGGGCTCGGGGAGAGCCCGTGCGCCATCAACCGCGCCGTCAACACCCTGATCGCCGAAGGCCTGGCCGTGAAGCTCGACAACGGCCGCTTCGCCCCGTCCATCGCGCTGCTGCAGATCGCCCAGGCTCACGCCAACGAGATGGGCGCCGCGCAGCACCGCATCAACGAAATCAACCAACGCGTGCTGGCCGGGGCCAGCCGCTGAAAACAAGGAGCACGCCATGAACTACACCAAACTGGCCCAGCACCTGCTGCGCGGTGGCGATCGCCACAGCAGCATCTATGTCGAGGGGCTCTGCGCCGCGCTCAAGCTGCGCATCGAGGGTGAGCCCACCACCGTCAACTACCCGCAGGGCAGCCTGGAGTTCGATGCCTACTACTACGGCTGCCGCCGTGGCGCCGACGAGTTTCGCAATGCCCTGATCGAAGCCAACGGCAACCGTGGCGAGGCCATCGAGCGCCTGCGCGCGCTGGCTGGCGTAGCTGAGCGGAGGGCTGCCTGATGGCCCGTACCGCAACGCCAAAGGCCGAGCCGCTGCAGGATGCGCCGGTCAACGAAGAAGCCGTCAACGTCATCCAGAACCTGGGCGCTATCGCCCAGGGCCTGCAGGACGAGCGCGACCTCGCCAACCAGATCCTGGGCCAGGTTCAGATGGCCCGCTCCATCGCCCGTTTTGCCGACGTCGTCAGTTTGTCGAAGCTCGCCCATATCAAGGAAACCAAGATGTACCGGGCCTTGCAGGGCAAAAAGGGCATCGACGCCGACGGCAACGAAATTGCCGACGTCGGCACTTGGGACGGTTTCTGCCAGGCCCTTGGCCTGTCCCGCTCGAAAGTCGACGAAGACCTTACCAACCTGAAGGCGTTCGGCGAAGAGGCGCTCAAGCAGCTGGGCGCCATTGGCGCCGGCTACCGCGAGCTGCGCCAATGGCGCCGCCTACCCGAGGACGCCAAGTCCGCCCTGATCGAAGCCTCCAAGCAGGGCAACCTCGACGCCGTGCAGTACCTGGCCGAAGAGCTGATCCACACCCACACCAAGGAAAAGGACGAGCTGCAGAAGAAGCTCACCGACACCCAGGCCGACTACGACGCCCTGGGCGAGGTGCTCAGCAAGAAGAGCGCCGAGCTGGATCGAACCAAGCAGGATCTGGAGAAGGCCAAGCGCCGCATCGAAACCATGTCGGCCGACGACGCCGCCAAGGAGCTACGCCAGGAGGTGGTGGGCATCGCCTTCGAGGCCGAGGCCGACATCAGCGGCAAGCTGCGCGCCGCCTTCGAGAGCCTGGAGCAGCACGCGACCGAGACCGGCAGCGACCACCGCAACTTCCAGGCCCAGCTGATCGCCCACCTGCAGCGCCTGCTCGGCGAGCTGAAGGCCGAGTTCCAGCTGCCCGAGGTGGGCGAAGAGGAGGACTTCTCCTGGATGCACCAGGAAGGCGTCAAGTCCATCACGGATGCCGAGGCCTAACCCATGAGCGCCGTCATTACCCAACGCCTGGTCGACCTGGACCGCTCGCTGCAACGCGCAGCGCGCGGCCAGCGTACCGCCCTGTGCCGGGCTGCGGCGCAGGAGCTGGGCCTGAGCCTGGCAACCCTATACCGCAAACTGGAGGAAGTGACCGTGGCCGCTGCTCCCCGTAAACGCCGCGCTGATGCCGGCCAGAGCGCGCTCACCCGCGAGGAGGCGCTGACCATCAGCGCCACCTTGATCGAGTCCGCCCGCCGCAACGAAAAGCGCCTCTATTCCCTGGGTGATGCCGTCGAGGCGCTGCGCGCCAGCGGCATGATCCGCGCCGAAGCCGTGGACAAGGTCAGCGGCGAGATCCGCCCGATGTCGCTCAGCGCCATCAGCCGCGCCCTGTATGCCTACAAACTGCACCCGGACCAGCTGCTGGCCCCGGCGCCTGTCACCGAGCTGCAGAGTCTGCACCCCAACCACATCTGGCAGGTGGACGCCTCGCTGTGCGTTCTCTACTACCTCAAGCCCACCGCCGAGAAGAACGCCAACGGCCTGCGCGTGATGGAGGCCGACCAGTTCTACAAGAACAAGCCCAAGAACCTCGCGCGCATCGCAGCTGACCGGGTCTGGTCGTATGAAATCACCGACCACGCCAGCGGCTGGATCTACCTCCAGTACGTGATGGGCGCAGAGTCCGGCGAGAACCTCAACAGCGTGCTGATCAACGCCATGCAGGAGCGCGGCGGCGCCGACGTCATGCACGGCCGGCCCTTCGGCTTGATGATGGACCCAGGCTCGGCCAACACCGCCGGCATGACCAAGAACCTCTGCCGCAGCCTGGGCATTCAGATGATCGTCCACGCACCGGGCGCCGCCCGCGTCACCGGCCAGGTGGAGAACGCGCGGAACATCATCGAACGCAAGTTCGAGGCTGGCCTGCGCTTCCAGCCGGTGGCTGACCTGGACGAGCTGAACGCCCTGGCAGCCAAGTGGCGCAAACACTTCAACGCCACGGCCAAGCACAGCCGCCACGGCAAGTCGCGCACCGACGTGTGGCTGACCATCCGCCAGGAACAACTGATCAAGGTGCCCAGCGTCGACGTCTGCCGCCAACTGGCCGTGGCCGAGCCCGAGAGCCGCAAGGTCAACACCAAAATGCGCGTCAGCTTCCAGGGCCGCGAGTTCGATGTATCGGTGGTACCGGACGTCATGGTCGGCGACAAGATCATGGTCACCCGCAACCCCTGGAACGATCAGGCTGCCCAGGTGGTGACCGTCGATGCGCAAGGGCATGAGGTGTACTACGTCGTGCCGGTGGTCGCCCGCAACGAGCTGGGCTTCGACGTAACCGCCCCGGTGATCGGCGAAGCCTTCAAGCGCATGGCCGACACCCCGGCCCAGGTGGCACGCAAGGAAGCCGCCAAGCTGGCCATGGGCGCCGACACCGAGGAAGACGTGGCAGCGGCCCGCAAGGCCAAGGCCATCCCCTTCGGTGGCCAGCTGCAGCCCTACAAGCACATCGACGATGCCCAGCTGCCCACCTTCATGCCGCGCCGTGGCACTGAGCACGAACTGGCCGCGCCTACCGTCGTCGCGCCGCCGCTAAGCATCTTCGCCGCTGCCAAGCGTTTGCAGGGGCGCTTCACCGACTGGAGCCCGGAGCACTACGCCTGGCTTAGCCAGCACCACCCGGCCGGCATCCAGGAAGAAGCCCTCGACAGCGTCGAGGCCAGCCTGCGAGCCGCCTTCACCCGCCGACCAACCCTTTCCGTCGTAGGAGGTGCGTGATGCTCAAGCTCAAAGCACTGCTGCGCTACCACAACCTGGGCCAGGCCGACCTGGCCCGCGAGTTGGGCCTTAGCCGCCCGACCATTTCCCAGCTGATCAACCACAGCATGTGGCCCAAGACCATCGACCAGGCCGACCTGCGTAGCCGCATCGTCGCCTGGCTGGAGAGCTTCAACGTCACTGGCATGCAGCTGGTGGGCATTTTCGAAGAGGAGGAGAACCAGGAGCAGAACACCAAGGTGGCCGCTGGGCGCTGCAACGCCCAACGGCCTGAGCACCGCAATCCCAAGAAGCCAATCGAGGAGCCCGACACAATGCTACTACGCGCAACCAAACTGACACAGCAGGCACGCCAGCACTTCGGCATGTTCGGCGACCCGTTCGCAGACCCGCGCACCAGCGCTGATCTGTTCGTCTCGCCTGATATCCGCTACGTGCGCGAAAGCCTCTACCAGGTCACGCGCTACGGCGTATTCCTGGCGATCCTGGGCGAGTCCGGCTCGGGCAAGTCCACCATCCGCAAGGATCTGCACGAACGCCTGCGCACTGAAGACAAGCCGGTGATCGTTATCGAGCCCTACGTCATCGGCATGGAGGATGACGACTTCAAGGGCAAGACCCTCAAGGCCATGCACATCTGCGAGGCGATCCTGGCCACCGTCAGCCCCGGCAGCAAGATGCCGCGCGGCCTGGATGCCCGGTACCGCGCCGTACACAACGTGCTGCGCGAGTCGCACCGCATGGGCAACCGCCACGTCCTGGTGATCGAGGAGGCGCACGCCATTCCGGTGCCGACCCTCAAGCACCTCAAGCGCTTCTTCGAGCTGGAGGACGGCTTCGAGAAGCTGCTCAGCATCGTGCTGATCGGCCAGAGCGAGCTGGCCAACAAACTCAGCGAGAAGCGCGCCGACGTGCGCGAGGTGGTGCAGCGCTGCGAGGTGGTGAAGCTCAACCCGCTCGACCAGCACCTGGGCGACTACCTCAAGCACCGCTTCAAGCTGGTCAACAAGCCGCTGGAAGAGGTGATGGACGAACCCGCCATCGAAGCCCTGCGCAGCAAGCTCACCGGTACCGGCTCCAAAGAGAACGGCTCGGTGCTGTACCCGCTGGCCGTGCACAACATGCTGGCCGCTGCCTTCAACCAGGCCGCCCTTGTCGGCGCCACCCGCCTGTCGGCGGACATCATTGCGGAGGTTTGAGCCATGGCCATCACCATCGAACAAATCATGGATCAGGCCCAGGTGTACGCCTCGGCCTGGAGCCTGGTCGGCGGGCCGTTCGACCAGGGTAAGCAGCTGCAGCTGGCCGAAGAGGAGAAAGAGCGCCTGGAGGAGATGCTCGAAGACTTCCAGGAGGAGACCGACACCAACGCCGCCCCCGGCAACCTGAAGGAGATCGCCGAGGGCCTGGTGCAGTGGCATCAGAACCGCCTGCAGAACTTCGACACCGTACTGGACATGCCGAAGGACACCGAGATCCACCTGGATACCGGCGGCGGCGAGCCGCTGGTACTGGCAGGCGAAGTACTTCGTGGCTTCCGCATCGGCCTGACCATCGGCCGCGAATGGGTTGAGAAGTTCCCGCTTTCCATCGAACGCACCGCCCCGGCCAGCGACGAGGAGGAATGACCATGCGCGCTCCCAACGTCATCCCGCTCAGCGCCAAGATCGCCGCCGAGATCTCCATCCAGCACGCGCTGCCCATGTGCACCGTGCTGACCCCGGAACTGGCCGACAAGCTCCGCGCCCTCAACGACATGACCCGCCGCCTTCGCGCGGTGGGCGTGCGCATCGAGGCCGCATCGCCGCTCGACGGCAAGATCTTCATCAACGCCGAAGACTCCGACCAGCTCGCCGCATCGTTCCGCAGTGAGTGGCGCAGCCCGAGCTGGAGCACCCACGGCACTAAGACCATCAACAGCGTCCGCCTCGGCGGCTGCTACGTCTGCTGGCTGACGCCGGCAAAGGGGCTGCCGTCATGAGCCAGGCCGAACAACTGCAGCAGGAGCTGACCGAGATGCGGGAGTCCATGCAGCGCATGGACGATCGCTACAACCAGCTCTCGCTCGCGCTGCACCACCTCACCCAGGCCAGCAATCTGCTCTGCGCTCAGATCGCTGTGATGTGCGAGGCCCACATGGCCGGCGATAACGCGCTGGTCATGCGCCAGGTCGAGCAGTTCACCCAGGCCTACCGCGCCAACCTCAAGCCCGCTGACGGGAGGGTGCATTGATGGACGTCATGACCAAATCAGCCCGCGTGCTGCAGCTGGAGCAGCTGCTGCGCGACTCGCGGATCTTCGTGAGCCGCTGCAACAGCATCGGCGCCCAGCGCCTCAGTACCGTCATCACTGAAACCCTGGCGGTGCCAGCCAGCGACGACGAACCCGACCTGCAGGCTGCTATCCAGGTGCTGACCGACGCCTGCAGCAGCGAAACACCAACCATGTTTTGGGACGAAGCCATGCGCCACGTGCGCGTGCTGCTGGTCGCCCTCACCGAACGCCAGCAGGAGCCCTGCAACTGCGGTGATCCCCTGTGCCTGCGCTCAGCGCCCAACCAGGAGCAATCCCATGACTGAAAAAACCCAAGTCCCTGAAGGCTTCCGCCTCGACGCCCAGGGCCGTCACGTACCCGAGTCCATGATCAAGCCGCTCGACCTGATGCGCGATGAGCTGGTGATGGCCATCGTCGGCAAAACCCAGGAACTCAACCTGGCGCTGGTCGACTTCAAGGCCAAGGTGTTCGGTGAGGTTGACGCCCTGGTGGCCGTCGCGGCCGACGAGTACGGCGCAAAGCTGGGCGGCGCCAAGGGCAACGTCACGCTGTTCAGCTATGACGGCCGCTACAAGGTGGTACGGGCCAAGGCGGACAACATCCGCTTCGACGAGCGCCTGCAGGGCGCCAAGGCGCTGATCGACGAGTGCCTGCAGGAGTGGGTGAAGGGCTCGCGCCCCGAGATCATCACCCTGATCAACGACGCCTTCAAAGTCGACCAGGCCGGCAACATCCGCACCGGCAGCGTCCTCGCACTGCGCCGCCTGGAGATCACGGACGAGCGCTGGATTCGCGCCATGCAGGCCATTAGCGACGCGGTCACCGTGGTCACCACCAGCTCCTACGTCCGCGTGTACGAGCGCGTCGGTGATACCGACCGGTACGAGCCCATCAGCCTCGACATTGCGAAGGTGTGACCATGGTTGCCTACAACTTCATGGCCCGGTTCGCGCCCTCGGTAGAGGACGGCACCAAGCGCCAGACCATCCGCGCATGCGGCAAGCGCCGCCCGCCACGCCGTGGCGAGCAGTTGCAGCTGTACACAGGCATGCGCACCCGAAAATGCCGCCTTCTGCGCACCGCACCCTGCACGGCGGTTTATCCGATCGCCATGGATCTGGCAGCCCGGCGCGTTCGCGTCCAGAACGGCGACGTCATGGGCGAGCTGGACGCTGAAGAGGTCAATCACCTGGCCCAGGCCGATGGCTTTGCCACTGCTGCCGACTTCTTCGAGTACTTCGCCACAACACATGGCCAGAGCTTCGCTGGCCACCTGATCGAGTGGGAGGTGTGAGATGCCAACCCTTGAATGCACCGTGAAGTACTACATGGGTGCTTACCAGACCAATACCGTGCGCAGCCAGCGCGCCAGCTGCAGCCATTCCGAAGACGAGGCCGTGCGCCACCTGGGCGTGAAGCTGTTCGGCGAGCAGCTCGACCACGTCGAGCGCATCGATCTCAAACCCAGCGATCAGCCGGGCATGAGCCGCTGGCTGATCGTTGGTCGGGAGGCGTGATGTCTATCTCGAAAGGCGTACTCAGCAAGATCCACATCGCCAAGGGCCAACTGGGCATGGATGACGACAGCTATCGCGCGCTGCTGCGCCGCGTTGCTGGCGTCGAGTCCTCGAAAGACCTCAACTCGCGCCAGGCCGGGCGGTTGATGGTCGAGCTGGAGCGCCTGGGCTTTAAACCGAAGCCCAGCAGCAAGGCAGCGGGCAAGCCACACAACGCCAAGCAGCTCGGGCCGCGCATCGACAAGATCGAGGCCCAGCTCGCTGACATGGGGCTGCCGTGGGCCTATGCCGACGCCATGGCGTTGCAGATGTTCAAGGTTCAGCGGGTGGCCTGGCTGAAAAAGGCCGAGCATCTCGACGCCCTGATCGCTGCACTGCACGTCGAGCAGGAGAAGCGCCAGCTGCTCAACCAGGTGGAAGCCCTCTGCAAGCGCCTCGGGGTGGACACTCCAGAACGCCTGGAGGGTTTGGAAGAGCTGCCCGAGGGGTGGCGCAGGCAGCGTCCAATCCTCAAGGCCCTGGTGGATGCCCTGAATGCAGCGGTCAACGCGCAGGAGGGCGACTGATGCAGCTGCAATGCCCATGCTGCGGCGAGCAGTTTCCGATCGAGGCCGGCTTCGCAGACGCGGACGGCAAGAAGCTGGCGGCCATGCTCGCCGGCCTCGATCCGAAGCTGGGCCGGGCAGTGCTCAACTACCTGCGCCTGTTCAGCCCGGCGAAACGCGGCCTGCGCATGACCCGCGCCATCAAGCTGCTGGAGGAGCTGCTCGACCTGGTCAACGCCGGCACGGTGCAAAAGGACGCCCGCACCAACGACACCAAGCCGGCGCCGCCCAGGATCTGGACGGCCGGCATCGAGCAGATGCTGATCGCCCGCGATCGCCTGTCGCTGCCACTGGAGAACCACAACTACCTGCGCGCGGTGGTCTACGGCATCGCCAGCGACCCAGCCCAGGCCCAAGCCGCCGCGCCGGCCAAGCCGGCACGCGCGGCCGCCACCAGCCAACAGATCCTGCAGGACGCCCTCGGCCGCATCGAAGCCGATCGCCGCCTGGGCCTTATTAATGAAGAGGAAGCCGAACGCCGCATCGCAGCGGCAAGGGGGAACGCATGAGCGCAAAGCCAACAGCGATGGCGGAGAAGCGCCACGAGCTACTCAGCGATATCGCCGACCACGTTGCGGCTGTGGTTTCGGAGCATGGTGTCGACGCGAAGATCGCCGAGCAGGCCGGCGCCGCAGTGGTCGAGCATCTGTCGAACACCTGGGCCGGTAGCTGTGTGACGTTTCCCAAGGATTTCCGGTGGCGGATCACCCAACGGGATCTGGAGATCCTGGGCAAGTTCAACGGCCGCAACCACCACGCGCTGGCCGTTGAGTACGACATGACAGAGAATGCGATCTACAAGCTGCTCAAGAGAACGCAGGACAGGAAGTTCGACCGCGACCAGCACAAAATCGACTTCGGCGACGGCCTGTAA